AACCCTTCCTGTGCATACCCACCCGTACGAACATATTTTTCAACATAATCAAATACCCCTCGATTTTGCATATTTTCTCTATAATCGCCATTCATTAATATACCAAACGTGTCCATTATTTCTCTTCGATTTACTGATTTGAAATTTCCAGTTACATAGAACCCAGTGTTACGACCATCGACCCAGTCAACTCCTGGTCCGTAATTATTTGGTACATCTCCCGCGATGGTTATACTTTCTATATCACGAGGCGCCAATTCAATATCGCCGGGTTGTGTGTAATAAGGCCAATTTGTATAATTAGACCATTCATTTCTTAAATGTACGTCATTACGCCGCATAAACCACATCCAATTTGAAACCATACCATTCGTTGGTACTTTTAATTTTCGTGTTCCGGTTACATTTTCATATTTATGCTCGTGCACCTCCTTTATTAAATATATCTGGTCTTCCAATGCAAATTTTTGTTGTTCTTGTTTCGACAAAAAACAATATGTCGACATTAGATGTATATCTGCATTCCACGTACTGATTTTATTGCCATAATTCTCCGAATCTAAAAACACATTGGGAGGGCTTTGTAAAAATCGATATATTTGAAAACGATTTTCATTCAAATCAGGCTTTACATATGGAAAATTATATGTCTGATCAAATACATCACGAATTTGAAAGAGTTCCTGTATTGGGCGCATTGTTACACTTATTTCGATTTGATTATATTGTAAACTGATCAATGGCAATGGACATTTGCTATCCAGCGAGAACCAAGTATTTAATGGTATATATAATGTTTTACCACGTATAGATGGCTCAGAACCCACCGTATCATTTCCGGTATAAAATGCAGATGGATATGTATTTGCGCGACCGTGAACGTTTGCCGGATCATATAATTCAGGCACATTACCTGTCATCACATTAAATAAATCCTTTTTTTCAGCACTAAAATCCCGCTCGACCAATGCATCCAAATATTCACCACTATATTTTTGTATTGTTTGTGAACCACACGATATTGTAACCTCTTTTATCATGTGAACGCCTAATTTTCGTATCCATTTAAATTCATAAGGTGACCATCGATTATTAGTATTTTCGGTGGGATGATATATGGGACTCCATATATTCGGCAATGTAACAGATAAATATGTATCCATCAATAAATCGGCATAACGCGGCACTTTAAATGTAAATTTGGATTCTTCAAATGGACGCAATTCACGTAAACCATCATAATCAATGCGAAATTTTTGTAATCCAAAATTACTATATTTTGAATATGCAACTTTGAAAAATGTTTTGCTCGGGTTTCCATTTAAAATTACGTTATTTGCTCCTTCTGCTTTAAAATTTAGTAATCCACCTGCCATATAATATATAGTTTTATTTTATAATATATTTATATATTAAATATGGAATATTATAAAATTATCATATTAATCATAACAACACTTATTCTACTTTACGTGTTAAATGATTTATATTTAAAATATATTTCAACATACGAGACATTTGTAATGAACACACCTTCCGGGGAATACAAAGATGTCAAATATAATTCCAATCACGGTATTACTAATTTTAATGGAGACATTATGATGCCTATTAATCAATATATTGTAAAATCAAGTTATAATAGTGCTATTAGTGGTAAGTTTGTGAGTATTGATATGTTGCGATTTGTTATATCACGCGGGTGTCGCTTTTTAGATTTTGAAGTTGTATTTTTAGATGATAAACCGTATGTCGCTCTAACAACCGACCCAGAATATACATTACTCGATACAAATAATAAAATATTATTGAGTGATGTGTTGTCTGCTGTAAATAGTTTTGCATTTTCAAATCCAGCACCTTGCCAGAAAGACCCTATTTTTATTCAACTACGTGTTAAAAGTGATGACGAAAGAGTTTATACTGAAATTGCAAAATCTATTGACGTTTCATTAAGCCATCGTCTATATAAACGCGAATTAAACCCAAGCACAACATTCAATGATGTTATGGGGAAAGCTGTCATTATTTTTGACAATGATATACATCCCAAATATAAAGAGTTAAGTGAATGTAAAAACCCAAATAGTGATACGTGTTATGATTTAACAAAATATGTTAATTTAACATCGAACTCGAGTATGTCTACTAAGAGAAAATATTTAGAATTTTTAGAAACAAAAAAAGGGAAAATACTTACGGTTATGGAAGATGATACTGTGGATGTTGATACGCTCACAATTGCCGTCCCCGAATACTTTAGTGCCGAGATTGATGATAATGTATTTACGTCAAGTGATGTTGCACATCCTAATATTTATACGTATACTGATAATTATAATGTACAAATGTTGTGCTATCGATATTATATGCGAGATGAACAGTTAGATATATGCGAGGATTTCTTTTCGCAACATAAATCGGCATTTATTCCATATTATATCGCTATGGCGTTTATTAAACGGATTCAGCAATAATTATATAACTATTGTATATAATTATGAATAAGGAAATCAAAAAATATCACAACGAAGTGTGTAATAATAAAATGTCATATCGCGAATGTGAATTGGCTATTTTGCGTCAAGCTGTCGATGAAAGTGAAAATATTCAAAAGAAAAAGATGGCAAACAGTGAAAATGTCGAATCCATTATAAAAGTGGTTGAAGAATTCTTAAAGCGCAAAAAATTAGTTTGTTATGGTGGTACTGCTATCAATAATATATTACCGCCGGATGCTCAGTTTTACGACAGAGATATTGAAATCCCCGATTACGATTTTTATAGCCCCAACGCTTTAGAAGACGCGGTTGAATTGGCAAACATTTATTATAAATTGGGATATAATGACGTTGAGGCTAAATCTGGTGTTCATAAAGGTACGTTCAAAGTGTATGTGAATTTCATTCCTATTGCCGACATTACACAAATTCATAAAGGTTTATATGAAGCGGTGTCAAAAGATGCCATTGTTATTATGGGTATTCACTATTGTCCTGCTGATTTTTTAAGAATGAATATGTATTTAGAATTATCCCGTCCAATGGGGGACGTTTCTCGATGGGAAAAGGTTCTCAAACGTCTGGTTTTATTAACAAAATATTATCCAATGAAATCCAATGTATCGTGTAATACGGTTGAGTTTCAAAGAAAAATGAAATCTTTAAAAGAAAATGGAGAACTGTTACACGATATTATACGTGATAGTCTTATCGAACAACAAGTTGTGTTTTTCGGGGGATATGCAACATCTCTGTTTTCCCGCTATATGGTTGATACAAGTACCGTCGTAAAGCGCGTTCCCGATTTTGATGTATTGGCTACCCACCCCGAGAAAACTATTAATTTTTTAAAAGAACATCTTATTCAAAAAGGATTCAAAAATAGTAAAATTATTAAACATAATGGCGTCGATGAAATGATATCCGAACATTTTGAACTGCAAGTAAATGGTGAAAAAGTATTATTTGTTTATAAACCGGTTGCGTGTCACAGTTATAATAAAATTTTAATAAATAATAAAAAAATAAAAGTAGCGACAATTGATACTATAATGACATTTTATTTGGCATTCGCGTATGCAAAATTACAACATTACAGTAAGGACCGTTTAATGTGTATGGTAAAATATCTGTTTGATGTGGAGGCCAAAAACCGTTTATCAAGTAAAGGGCTATTAAAAAGGTTCTCTATGTTTTGTTATGGTAAACAAAAAAGTATTGAAGAAATACGTGAGGATAAATCCGAAGCGTTTAAACGTCTGTCTAATAAAAAAGATTCGCAAGAATACAAAGAATGGTTTTTAAAATACAATCCGGCCAATGGGAAAATTACCAAATCAACGCGATTAAAAAAAGGAAAGAAAATTACGAAGAAATACAAAAAGGCATTCAATAAAACAAGGAAAAATACCGAATTTTTGTATTAAATTTCACATTGGACAACACAAAATGAGTTATTTCGAAGACAATATTCAATTTGAAACCCCAATGTATATCTTGCGACTAATGTACAACATTTGTGGTTTTCTATTTCATTCTCGAATTTTATGTATTTATTCATATTATCGCAGATATGATTAAATACGCCCGAAAATGCATTTAATATTTTATCAGTTTGTTCTATATTATCAAATTCAGCAATTATACCCTCGGGGATACTTTGTTTCAAAGTATTCATATTATCAACCAACTCTTGATAATGGGAGTCTTTATCTAAATTATAAACAATCGAGTTTCCTTCAAAATAGAGTAACCCATTTTCATAATCTCCTTCATCCTCAACTGTCTCAATGTGCTGATTTTTAGATGAAAAACAAGTCTTACAATATTTTTCGGTTTCTGGAACATCTATATCTACATCGCAACCGCACGATTTCCATATATAAGGTTGTAGGGGGTCATCGTGCGACACCAGTGTACTAATATCATCACTACTTTGAACCCCAAACCAAAATTTACCCTCAATATCACCACAGTAATATCTACCCATTTACAATCGTATTAATAATAGTAATAATATACTATTATTATATCATTTACATAAACATTTCAAAATTCCGACAAATAACTCGCAAATTTTTGAGTAATATAAAATACCAAACCAAATAGGACACTTTTAAATATAATACCATTTACATTTATATTTCCATCACTGTTTAATATAGGTAAAAATGTAAAGTGATTCCATATTAACTTACGGAATGCAGAGGTTTGAAATAGGAAAAATAGAATTGCTACATAAACAGCCAGTTGAGTTTCCTCAAAAATAATATCCAACATTTTTTTATGATGTTTTTCCTTTTCATATGCTCGTACTTTTCGTTCTTCTTCATCATAACTGCCCAAATAGTCAGGTAGTTTGTTATTTGGGATATAATTTTGTTGTATTTCTTCGTCTTGGGTATACACTGTGTTATCCATTGGAATATCGCGTGACGGTAAACTATGTGTATCCTGAGTACTAATCATATTTCTATAATTCTCGGGTATTTCTTCCTGAAAATGCACATTTTTTTGTGCAGGGCGTTCCTGATGTACTGGATTCTCCATTATTGGGTTTTTCTCAGATATCCCGTAAGGATTGGGATGTATGTTTATCGGATTATAATTCGTTTGTTCTAGATTCGTTTGTTCTAATACGTTTTGTAAACTTCCATTATCTCCTTGTATAGGTAGTTCGGCAATACGTGTTGTATTTTCCATATATATATTTACGTATATAGTCAAATATATAGATAAAACGAATTAATTCACTTTAATTGTATTTTTATTTTCATCACAAGATACCGATGTGGTAGAATATTTATAACATTTGCCATTGAATTTATACTTATTGTCTTTGAAATCCTGCAAGACAGGTCCTTTAAAATCCAAACAATCTTTATCATTACACACTTTTCTAAATAAAGTTGCAATTCCAAGACCTAAAAATAACGAAATAAATATTTGACCTAAATCTGTATGTAATAATCTTTTGAAATTCATTTATATATATATAAATAACATATTTATATTTATTACTTTTGCATTGGTATTTCTTCATATTTTCCGGCACAATCGGTTTCCTCTTGCAGGGGTACAAAACAATTTCCCACTTTGTCTTCATATTGTAAATCATTCACATTTTCGGGCGTAGGATAAACTAATACGGTTTGCTTTTCGGGCATAATAATTTCCATTGCAAATAGTCCAAACACAAAACTTAATATCAACACCTTTAAATTTAAATATTTAAAAATTCCCATTATATATTAACCTTTTATTTTTTCCCCTTCTTCTTTTTTCCTTTTTTTTTATTTGGTGTTGGTTTCTGTGATTTGTGCTCACTGTCCATTTCCATTTGCATTTTTTCCATTTCGTCATTAGATAATGTCGACTTTGCTTGCGTTTCTCCATCGATCTTAAATATCGTTTTGTTATTTTCCTCCACGATTTTCGCCTTACGACGTTCTTCTAATTTCTTTAACAATCGCTCACGCTCTTGTCCTTGTTTTGCCATTTGGTCAAATGCACTTTTATTAAAACGGGCACCCTTTCCACCCATCGTTTTCGCCATATTTTTCATCATTTCTTCAAACTCACCTCCATTTCCCATTTCTTTCATTTTTTTCATAATTTCACTGGCTTCTGTCATTAACTCCTGTTTTGATACATTTCCACTTTTCATTTTCTCTTCAAGTTTTGTTGTCACCTTTTTAATAATATCCTTGATTTTGTTTGGATTGCGAATTAATTTAGAAAATATATCCTTTGTTGAACGGACATTTGCAAAATTCTCTTCTGAACCAAACATGTTTTGAAAATCCCCCGAAATTTCTTCTGCCATTTCTTTTGCCAACCCACCGATTTTACCATTAAATAGGTTTTGTAAATGGTCGCGAATACCATCTAAATCTGGCATCTGGGGCATCCCACTTGTTCCGTCTTTTGATTCTTCTTTTACACCTTCTTCTTTTTGTGAGTCATCATCATTTAAATTTGTAAAGAAACCTTCCATATTTTCAAAAACTTCTTTCATCTTATCTTGCAAATCATCCTCCTGTATTCCGGCAAACAATGATGCAGCGTCTCCAAAATCCTCCTTATCCTTCAATGAACCCACAATAGAGAACAAAATTATTTGCAAATATTTCCATATCGCATTTTGGGTATTTTCTGTTACATCCTTTGCTTTTATTAAATGAACAAAATCAATGTTTGGCAAAAATTCGGTATTTATTTCCTTATCTGTAAACATTTCATCATTCTTATATAATATATCAAAAAATCGTTGAGGATATACCTTTAAACAGTACTCGATAATTGCAGTTTTTCCGGCAACATCATCCATTGTGCTCTTAATATTTTGCAAATCGTCCGTAAACTCTGGAAATGTCGTCTGCAAATCATTGATCATGTCACAAATAACCGTGCATATCTTAATATTTGCGTCGTCCGATTCCATTATAGATTAATATACATAATTTTTTCATATTAAAAACACATAAAATAATTAAATTTATATATAATCATTAATTATATGGATAATACAAACACTCAGGCATTTCAAATTGAAAATTTAGTAACCAGTTTCAATTGCATATTACGTATTATAAAAGAAAGTGAAAGTATACAAAAAACTGCACAAGTAAAACTTAATCGGTTGAAAACTGCATATATGGACCTTATTAAAGACAACAAAAAAAAAGTATTCCTGTTTTGTCTAGATTCCTTTTACTTTCAATATAAATCATTTCAACTGGAATATGATAATTTAGAAAAAGGATTGAAATTTATAAATAACCGTATGTACTGTGATTATTACAAACTTTTTATGATTATTATGGAAAGTGTTAAAAATAAAACAATCGAATTGGATAATTTTGAACACCGAGAGTATACACCTTACAAAGATTTGGAGCCATTTTTAGAATATCAAATAAATGATATTAAGGACATTCATACCGAGATTTTGAACGTTATTCGTATATTATTTCAACAATTTAGTAAACGTCACAATTCAATTGAAAATTATAACCACGACCACAACATTGGTTTCTCTATTTCTAATTTTTTAAATACTCTCAATTATGAAAATAAAATACTTAATGAACAAATTTTGCTTTACATGAACTATATTGCATTTTTTCATATTTCTCAGCGTCGCCATTTAAAACGTATGTATATGAAGTTTAAAAATTTCTATCAAGAAGTGGATGACAATATACGAACCAATGAAAGCTTCTCCATTGACGATATTAGCGTTAATCAAACAATTGATGACGACGAAGATTCTATTGGTAATAATAGTGAAATTTTAGCCAATACTGATTGGGAGGGTGAAGAAAAAAACGTTAATTTCAATAATGCGGATACAAGTGTTCGAAATGTATTTAATGATGTAGATGACAATAGTATTCATAGCAATTATACCGGTAATATTTCTCATACACATTCAATACACTCATTGGAAGTCGTTGAAATACAACATCCATCTTCGTCACCTAACGTTGCTCAACAAATTAAACATTTAAATACTAAACCCTCCATTGTTGTTCCTGATACAGTTGTTCCCAAAACAGTTGTTCAAACTGAGATATCAAATGAATACCAATTCTAAATAAAATTATATATTGTAAAATTATATATATTGTAAAATATATATAATGCCACTAGAAGAACAAGAACAAGAACAAGAAGAACAAATACAACAACCAAAACAATTAACTAATACATTAAAAGACGACGAGGTAGGTTCTGTTGTACCAACCGAAGCGACAATTAAAATCGAATGGTCTCCCGAAAATGAAATGATTTTAGTCGAATGGTGTGACGCTGCTCAATGTTACAAATGGTTACATTCTCGCTCACACGTACGTTATGCAAGTGCAAATGCTTGGTACACCATTCCGGCAATCGTACTATCTACAATTAGTGGTACCGCTTCATTTGCGCAAACCAGCTTACCTGATGCATATAAACCACTCGCACCCATTGCAATTGGTTCTCTCAATATCTTTATTGGTATTTTAACCACTATCCAGCAATATTTAAAAATTGCGGAACTTAATGAAGCTCATCGTGCAATGTCTATTGCTTGGGATAAATATGCACGTAATATTCGTATTGAATTGTCAAAAGCACCCATCGAGCGATCTGATGCTTCGAGTTTTTTGAAACACACCCGACAAGAATTTGACCGTTTAATGGAAACAAGTCCTCCCATTGACCAAAACATCATCAATGAGTTTATTACAACCTTTAAAGGTAAAGAAGGTACACCCATGCGTAAACGTTATGAAAATCTTAAAAAACCCGATATTTGTAACATTATTGTTAGTGCAAATGAAGCACGTCATCATTGGTATAAAGAATTTGAACATAATAATCACGATGTCATTTTAGATGACGATAACCGCGAACAGTTTTACTATAATCAAACATTGTTACTTGAAGAAAAAGAACGCGCGCTCAAAGAAAAGGAACATAGTATTATTGAAACCGATATGAAAAAACAACACACGCGATCGAAATTCAGACAATCCGTCACTATGGCCGCGGAGAAATATAAAGATGATGAAGAAAAACTCACTGAATATGTTAAGTCATTTGCTAATTTATATGGGCGAAAACCAATTAGCGAAGAAATCATAACATATGTCACTACTTATATGGATGAAATTATTAATCAAGATACACTTGACACTTTCATTAGAGACTATGATAATGTTGGTCCCAATAATGTATAAAAATATTAATCTATTTTATTAATATTTTATATTTCACAAAACTGCTCCAATGCTTTCACGTAATAAAATGCGTTATTATTCGTATAATAATAAATAGAATTGTATTCGTCATATTTGACTGGTTTTTCAGCATTTCCTCCTTTTTGTGATTCTGGTTTATCCTTGAAATAAAATAATATATTGCTCATAAAAATTGCATAACGTTTATGATTTCCTTCCGTTAATGGTGATTCCGAAAATATAAAATATGTTCCAAACTCTTCGTCTTCGACACTCTCTTCAAAATCATCATCCCCTGTTTCAATATTGGTCAATACATTTTTATCATTGTATTTACACATATATCCTATCATGGGCACATCATATAAACCTCCTTTTTTGGCCAATAACTGATTCACATTATTAAATTTGAATAATTCGTATTGAGATATATCTTTATCATTTATCGTTTTTGTATACCGGATCTCATCATACAACACGTATTTTCCAGTCGTTGACACGTCGTTTAAGTAGATAAATGCATAAAAGATTCCATTCACGTTTTTAAATCCTATGTATTTGGGTGACTCAAACTTATGTTTATATTGTGTCTCTAACTCATCGTAACATCTCTCTATAAATTTATTTTCTACATTACTTTCCGTTTGTTTTATCATTAAATCTTGCGGGGAAATTTCAAAATACGGCAAATCAAATGTTTTATTTTCTAAAAATAGAAATTCTAAAAAGGGCAGTTTTAATTCATCATTAATCCTAAAACCAACAATGTTTATCTTATATGTTTCTATTTTTCTAGACTGTAAATACACGGCTATATCTTTCTGTAATACGTCCTGAAATAAATATGTGTAACTTTTCAACAAATCTATTTCTTCATATTCATTATCACTACATTCATCAAGTGCGATTTCATCTACCGATGCTGCTACGGTTGATTGATTTTTTGACGAAAATTGTTGCATATATTTTTTTTTCAATTCATATTTATTCATATAATTTTATATACTATAAAACTATATAACATTTTATTTGTAAATGTTAAACCGTTGAAGATTTAAAAATCGACAAATGACTTAAAGATATTTGTCATACTCATTACAATGGAATACAAATTTGGACCAAATAAACCTAAATTTACTGGAACTGATGCCGAATGGAATAAATTAAAAGAACAACTTGCCTGGTGGAGTGAAGATTCATCTTCTTACCCAAGTGTCATCCTAATATGCCCGCACTGTGGAGCAAAAAATATACATACAACTGCCAGTAAGGAAC